TCGTGGTCGGCCTCGCCTGGCTGGCCGTCGGCCTGTTGGCCTGGGGCCTCTGGACGGCGGCTACCTGACCGGACGGGCCCCGAGACGCCCCGGGCCCCCCAGAGTCCCACCACGGGCGTTCCCGGGCGCAGCGGCCAACGAGGGCCCGCTCCTCGGGCGGCCCGGGATCGGCCCCGACGGCGGCATGCCCGCAGAGGCCGGGCCCTTGGCGAGCTTCAACAGGGCCTGGCTGGTGCAGTCCACCTGATCGGCGTGCGCCCCGTTCGGGAAGGCGGCCATCTCGTCCAGGTACCCGGGCAGCCACGAGGCCGTCGCCAGCACATGCACGTTCCCCGCTTCGATGTACGGCACCTGCGCCCGGAGGCGCACCGCCTTGTCGCCCCTCACCGGGTTCCCGAGCAGACCGGGGAGGCCGTGCCGGCGAATCTCCTGTACGAGCTCTCGCTCGTCGGCTGTCATCCCGAGCTCGTCGGCGTCGTCATCGTTGATGGTGTAGGCGGGGGCGGCCTTGCGGAGGGCGGCCATGACCTCGGGGGCGTTGCCAGCCCACTCCACGTGGTGGGCGTTCACCTGAGGCCAGCGGACCTGCATGAGGGCGATGGCGAGGATGGTCTTTTCCTGCCCCCACTTGCCTCGCAGCTGGTCGCACAGCCACATGTCCGCCCCCGTGCGGGCCCACACCTGGCCCACCACGAAGTCGCCCTCCTCCTTGTCCTTCAGCTTCAAGTCCCACGAGGACAGCCACTCGTCGGCCTTCACCGGCAGCTGGGCCTCCAGCCGGAACCAGGCCCGCTTCACGATGTTGCCCTCCTCCGGGGCCGGGCGCTGTTGCTCGAGGGCGGCGGTCAGGTACGTGCCGAGGGTGACGTGGCGAGCTTTGACCTCGGCGGCCGAGAATCGCTCGGGCACCAGAAGCTCCCCGGGGGCCCGGCCCAGCGGGTCGGGGGCTCGGAGGGACGGGTCGGAGGCCAGGGGGTCGGGGGCCTCAGCGATGGCGGGGAGCCTGATGTGGGTCCACTGGTCGGCGTCGGGGTCGGCGGCGGCCTGGGCGAGCAGCTGGCCGTGGACGTCCTCCTCGTGCCAGCGGGTTCCGGCGTGCACGATCGGCGTGTGCTCTGACTGGATGCGGAGCCGACACTGGGAGCGGTAGATGCCGAAGGCGTGGGCCCGCTGGGTGTCGGAGTGGGCTGTCTCCCAGCCCTTGAACAGGTCATCGAGCAGGAGCACGTCGGCCGGGTAGCCGGTGATCGCACCGTTGATGCCGGTGCAGTACATGCCTCCGCCCTGGTCCGTTTTCCACTGGCCCTTGCGGCCCCGGTCTCGGCGGAGGCGGAAGCGGAGGTCGGCGGAGTGTTGCTCGGCGAGGTCACGGCAGTCGCCCCCGAGCTCCTCGCCCTTGCTCACGTCGTAGGTGACGTACATGACCCGGAGGCGAGGGTCGAAGTCGAGCGCCCAGAGGGAGGCGTCCATGAGGCCGGTGGTCTTGCCGACCTGGCTCGGCATGTTCTCGATCAGCTTGGTCGGGCCTGTGCCCATGAGGGCGGCGGCGAACGCCTGGCTGACGTACACGGTGTGCCGCCACTGCTCTCGCCCATCGAGGTGGCCCCACATGGCGGCCGGGTGGGCCCGCCAGCCTGCCTGCTGGTGGAGGGCGTAGGCCCGCTCGATCAGCGCCTTGTCCTCGTCGGGCAGCGACGAGAGGAACAGGGACCGGCGCCACGGCTTCATGGCGTGGATGGTCGCCAGGAGCTCCTGCAGGCTGTCTCGACTCGGCAGGGGGGCCCGGGCTGGCACCAGCGCAGACTACGGGCCGCCCCGGGCCCAGTCGGGGAACAGGTGCTCGACCTCGGCGAGCTTGGCGAGGGAGAGGCGCAGCAGGCAGCCCGTCAGCGGGTACTCGCCCTCCCACGGCGGGGCGTGCTGCACCCGGCGGCCCAGGGGCGCCAGCCACTCCTCCGTCATGCCCGGGTGGTCGGCCTCACCGTGCACGGCGAATAGGACGGGCACCCCGTCCACGTAGGTGCACGGCAGGCTCACTCGGCGCTGAACTCCTCGGCCATGGCGATCAGGGCCTCCGCTCGGAGCACCTCGTCGTCCGCTCCGTCGTCGTGGGCGTGCAGCAGCCCCGACAGGGCCTCTGCCGCCAGTTGGCTCTTGCGGCCGTACTTCCGGGCGTGGCGGCGCTCCAGGTACCAGGCGGCTGCCGTCCACTGCGGCAGGGCTATCTCGGTGACCACGGTCCGTTCCAGCACGTCCCCGGCGGCGTCGTAGCGGACTGTCTCCCGGGTGGTCTTGAAGCCGCCCTCGGCGGCCCGTTGGATGATGGCGAGGCGGACGAGCTCTGCCTCGGCCTCGGCTCTTTCCAGGGCGTCAACGAACTGGACGTAGGCGGGGCCGTCGGCGGTGGCGTACGGCTTGCCTTGGGCGGCGAGGGCTCGGTTGAGGGCTCCTCGGCGGCGCCAGTTCCAGATGGTCTGCTTGGTGAGGTTGGCGGAGGCGGCGGCGTCGGTGAGGTCGAGGCCGGTGCGGACCCGTTCTACGATCTGGTCGGCGAGGGTGAATGGGACGAGGTTGGTTACGCCGTCGGCGTCGGTGACTTCCCGGAAGCGGACTACTTCGGTGATGCGGGAGGGTTGGCCTCCGGGGTCGGGGGGGTCGGTGCGCTTGGGCATGGGGGGAGCCTATGCGTGGTGGAGGGCCGGGGAGTCGAACCCCGCTGATCAGCCGTCTCCCGACGGAGCCCCCCGGGCGGTCAGGGGTCGATGCTGACGGGCAGCCACCCTGAGGCGGTGCGCCGGTCGATCTTGGTGACCATCAGCCCGGAGCCGAGGCCGACGGCCCGCATGTACGTGCGCCTGGGCGGGCGATGGCGGCGCTTGAACTCGGCGCCCCGGAGGGTCCAGTGCCATGACTCGCCGACCTTGTACGGGGCCCAGCCGACCTCGGGCCCGTGGATGCAGTGGCACTCGTACTCGACCCGGAAGCGGCGGGCGGCGAGGATCGGGCGGAGCGGCGGCCGGGCGACGAGGTGGCCCCCGGCCTTCTCGGGCAGATCGGTGACCCAGCGGCGCTGCTTCCAAGTGTGGGTCCGCCACCACTGCTCGATGGGGCCGGAGTCGTTCCACGGCTCCTGGAGGTGCCGGTCGAGGCGGTGGACGAGCCAGGGGGTCAGGCCGACGAGAGCTCCGGCGGCGAACGTCTGCAGGGGGGTCATGGTGTCTCCTCGGGGCGGGGGGGGAACAGGTGCGGGTCACAGTCCTCGCAGGCGTAGACCCACTCGTCGGGGGTGCCGTCGGCGGGGGCCACGACGTACATGGCGAGCCCGCACGGGCAGAAGCGGAGGCGTTGCGGCCACGCCTCAGTCGTCATCGGTCGTACTCGGGGGCTGTCCACTCGACCTGTCGGCCCGGGCGGCCGATGTCTTTCGCCCGGTGCATGCCCTTGTGGCCGGGCTTGCGGGTGCAGCGGAGCCCGAGGTCGAGGTGGGGCACGTCGCACAGGGCGTACTCGTGGTTGAGGGTGCGGACGAGCTCTGAGGCGTGCTTGGCGCAGTAGACGCCCATCGTGGCGTTCCACGTGTTGCGGACCTCCTGGGTGGCGAAGCGGGGGCAGCCCGAGGTCTCGCATCGGCGTTGGAGGGCGACGGTGTAGGCGGGCATCAGGCGTCCCGGGCGAGCACCACGTAGGCCTTGTGCTGGACCTTGCGCCAGCGGGCCGTGTGACCCGGGTTGGCCCCGGCGTGCTCGGCGCAGGAGAGGGCGACGGCTGCCGGGGTGATGTACTCCGTCCGCCAGGAGCAGTCGTCGCACCAGCCGTCGATGAACGTGGCGCCGGGGATGCGCTCCACCTTGGGGGCCTTCGGCTTGGGAGCCGGGCCGGGGAGCTCTGGCCCGGGGATCGGGGGGGCGTTGAGCCGGTGGGGGGCCCAGGCTCGGGCCAGTCGGTCCTCGTTGCTCATGCGCCCACCAGCTTGTCCACGAGGGGCTGGTCGGCCCACGCCCAGTTGGTCTCCACGTCACCGTCGAGGCGCTCGGCCTCCTCGGCTACGGCCTCCTCGATGGCGGCCTCCACCCGGTGGCGGAGGAAGTCGAGGTCACTGTGGTCGCCTGACAGGACGAACACGAGGTTGGCGGTGTCGGCATCACTCATCGGGGTCTCCTTGGTTGGGGTAGGTGTCGAGAAACTCGTTGAGGGCCTGGGCGGCGGCGGCGTCGGCTGCGCATCCTCGGCACCCTCGGCTGTCTCTCCCGGCCTCGCAGGCGGGCTGGTGGCGGGTGGTGGCGGCCTCAAGCTGGGCGTGGAACGAGGGCGCCAGGGCCTTGCAGCGGGCCAGGTCGGCCTCGGAGAGGACGTCGGGGTCGCCCCAGTCGCCCCAGTCGGGCTCGGGCTCTGACGAGTCAACGTGCCCCACGTGGGCCTTCTGGAAGTGGCGGGCGTACTTGTCGGCGGCGGACTTGGTGATCTGGTCCTCGGGGGTGCGGGCGGTCAGGCGCTCCCGGCCGGTCAGGTCGGTGTCCTTGCGGCCCAGGCTGGGGTCGGCGCCCTGGAACTGCTCGCCGCACACGGGGCACGTCACGAAGTAGGCGTTGATGGTGACGGTGGTGCCGTCGTCCTGCTCGTAGCGGACGGGCAGGACTCGGGCGGGGGCGTAGGGCAGGCCGATGGAGGTCATGACATTGCCTCCCACATCATGTCGAGAAGGGCGTTGACGGCGGCGATGGCGGCCACGTCGGAGGCGGGGAGGTCCCACATGCCGTCCTGGCTTTCGATCAGGTCGGCGAGGAGGGCCTGGGCGGAGCGGACACGGACGTCCGGGTCGAGGGCAACGTCGGCGGCGGCGTTCCGTTGGCCTTGCGTGGTGCAGAGCCGGGCTGAGGCTGCGGCGATGGCGTCCAACAGTTCGGCGGTCATGACAGGCCGTTCTGGGCGACGTGGGCGACCTCATCGGGCTCGCCGAACCCGGCGGCCAGGCGGAGCTCTTGCGACTCCATGAGGGCCTTCAACAGGTTGACGGCCTGGGCCGGGGTGAGCTGGCAGTGGAGGTCGGCGTTGAAGCCGCCCTGCCAGCCGGTCGTGGCGGGCTCGGGAAGGCGGGCCAGCGAGCGGACGGTGCTGTCCACGTCGATGACCACATGGCCTGCCTCGTTGCGGTGAACGGCGACAGTGCTGGGGTCGAGGGAGAAGCGGGGGTTGGGCATGACGGCCTCCTTGGGGCTCTGGGGTACGAAACCAGACTAACACGGGTTAGCCCTGGTGGTCTACGGGGCGAGTGCTGGGGGGAAAGGGCGGGGCCCCCGGGCGGGCGGACGACCGGGGGCCCCTGCTCACCCGGCTGGCGGAGCCGGGGAGTCTGCGGTCAGCGAGCGGCCCAGTAGGCCATGCTCTCGGCGACCTTGCGTTCGGTGTTGATCTGGCGGGCGAGGCGGGCCTCACGCTGGACGGGGGTGGCGGCCGGGGGCTTGGGGGGGCCGGGCTCGCACTCACAGTCGGCCTCGGGCTCCATGCAGTCGGGGCAGTACCCGTCGGGGCACGAGGCCAGCCCCGGGTTGTCTCGGCCTGTGACGTAGTAGGCGCTCACGCTGCCACCTCGACCTTGAACTGGCCACGCTGGATGCGGGCGAAGCTGATCGTGCTGGCCTGGTCGCTGCCGTTCCAGCTGACACTGATGCCGCCATCGGCGAACACGTGGACGATACGGCCGGTCAGGCCACCCACGATGCCTGCATCGTGGATCTTGCAGCCGACCAGCGGGTGCCTCTCGGGCTGAGTGCTTGTCATACCCCCACCCTAACACGGGTTAGGCCGGTGGTCTACCGGGGGGAGCCTGCCTGTTTGCGAGGGCGAGGGCTCGGGCCCGGAGGTCACGCTCAGCCGAGGCCGACCAGACCACCTGCCGGGGTCGGCGGCCCAGAGGCGTCGGCCACGGCTGCCCGGCGACCCGGTACCGGAGGGAGAAGCGGCGCCACTCCAGAGGCGCCCCGGCGGCCGACCTCACCCAAGCCCCGAGACGCACACGAGAGCCCCGACCTCGTTGACCCTGCAAGCCTCGGGGCTGTACTCCACCCCGGCCCACCTGCGGGTGCGAGGGGGCTCCTCCGGGGCTGTGACAGCCTCCCACGCCAGAGCGCCCCCCACCACGAGGTAGGGGGCGCTGGCGAGGGCCAGGAGCAGGAGCTCTCGGGCCCGGCGGGTCATCGGTGTCTCCTCCGGCGCTGAGCGGCGATGATGCGCCGCACCCGGCCGACAGGCTCCAGCGTGCGGATCAGGTACGTGACCGTGGGCCCGGATGGCGCCCCCTCGGAATCGAGGGGGGTCACCCGGACCTCACGGACGTCGAGCCGGTGAGGGTCAGCCACGGCGGGCCCTCCGACGGCGGACCCTCCACTCGTGCACCCGTTCCTCGAGCACGAGCGCCAGGAGCATGCAGGCGAAAGCTGCCACCCAGACGCCCCAGAGCGGGAGCACGAGCCCGGTCACCGGACTGGCCTACCGAACAGGGCGAGCCCGGAGCCGACTGCCAGGAGGGCGGCGGCAGCGATCAGCATCCACGTGGTCCCGGCGAGGCCCGTATGGGGGAGCTCGGTCAGGGCCGGGGGTGCTGTGGTGGCGGGGGCGTCGGGCACGGTGACGTGCTCGGGGGTGGTGTCCGGCGGCTGCGTCGTAGGGGGCGCTGTCGTCACCGGAGAGGCAGTAGTCGTCGGCGCCTGCGTTGTCGTGGTGGCGGCCGTAGTGGTCGCCTGGAGGCAGCAGATACCGACGTTGCCGGTGGTGGTCGTGGCGAGCGTGGTTGTCGTCGCCAGGGTGGTTGTCGGGGCCGTTGTCGTCGGCGCCGTTGTCGTGGTGGCGAGGGTGGTTGTCGGGCATTCACGCCCGTTCTCCTCGTCGCACGGCGGGTCATCGCCCTCGGTGGTCGGCGTGGTCGGCACGGTTGTCGTGACGGCCTTGCAGAGGATCACGTGGGAGATGTCCTTGCCGGAGCTATGGACGTAGGCCTGGCCGACCACGGGGCTGTTGACGGTCTCGTTCTCCCCGTCGCCCGAGCCAGCCTTGAGCACCAGCAGCGTCCACACGTACCCCTCCGGGGGGGCGGGCACCGTGTACGGCGTCGAGACAGGCTCCAGCTTGACGCCCCCAGTGGGGCACCAGTACTCGACCTGGTTGGGGTTGGGCGGCGGCGGGCCGCCGGTCGCCCCGGCGATGACCTGGGTGCCCAGGCTGCCGATCATGAGGGCCAGCCCTGTTGCCAGGGCGAGCCGGGTGAGTGTTCGCATCAGGTTGTCTCCTCGTGGTCGGGCACGGCGTAGAGCCCGGGGGGCTCGGTTTCGACGTGCCGGCGGTTGGCCCCGGCTTCAACCAGGGTCTCCATCAGACGCACCAGGAAGGCCTCCTGGTCCGCCACCGTCTCGGGGGCTCTGCGTCCGCTGTGCTCCCTGAGGCGGCGTAGGTTCCGGCGGACCATGCCCGTCAGGGCGTTGATCTGGCCGCCGGTCAAGATGACGGTGCAGTTGTCCCAGACACCACGGAGGCTCTGGGTCTCGGGGTCGAGCTCGACCCGGATCATGGCGGGCTGGCCGCCTGGGCGGCCGACCCAGAGCAGGCCCTGGGTGAGGCCTCGGGCGTGGTACTCCCTGATCTCCACGGTGAAGCCGAAGCGGACAAGCTCCCCGGCGTAGACGCCCGTGTTCCAGGCGGCGGCCTCCTCGGGGGTGGCGGGCCGGGCGTCGGCCGTGGCCCCCAGAAGGGGGCGCACGGCGACTCGGGGCAGGGACGTGTTGGGCCCCATCAGACGCCCGATGCGACGAGCTCACGGACGAGGCGGTGGGCGTTGCCCTTGATCGGCTCGCTGTAGAGCAGCGTCCGGGCCAGGTACGTGTCGGCGTTGCGGTAGGGGCGCAGGTGGTCGAGGTACTCCCCGGCGGCCTGCAGGAGCCCGTAGGCGGTGCCCCGGATGCCGTCGGTGGTCGGGCTGGAGTGGTACAGGCTGAGGAACATGGCCTGGCGCTCCAGGCGGCCGTTGCGGGTGCGCTCCCCGGCGTTCTCGGGCACGGGGATGAACTCGCTGAGGAACGTCTGCACGAGGGCGTCGGAGACGTTGATCGAGGCGAGGTCCTCGGCGAGCATCCGGTACTCCTCCACCTCGTCACGCAGGACCGACAGGGCGGCCTTGGCCTCCTCCAGGCGCTCTCCGGCGCCAGACGTGTGCCGGATGACGAACTGGCGGCCGGTGCGGTCACCGTCGATGTCGGCCATCTTCCACGTGTTGGCGCAGACCACCCGGGTCTGGGTGTTGACGACCTTGGCGGCCCCCATGCCGTCGTGGGCGTTGAGGAAGGCTGCGTACGGGAGGATCGGGGAGGGGTCGCCAGTGATCTGGTACGGCTCGTCGATGAGCAGGGTGGCGTAGACCTTGCGGCCCTCCTCCACGCTCCCGGCGGTGTCCCAGAGCACCTTGGCCCCGGCCTTCCGCCAAGACTCGCTGTACGCCTCGGCCAGTTCGCCCATCTCGCTGTTGGTGATGATCCGGAACGAGTCCTTGGGGGTGGCGAGCACCTTGCGGTTGTCGTTGCGAACGATGGCCTGGTGGCCGTTGACCGGGACGTGCCAGAGGTCGTCACCGGAGGGGAGGGTGCGGATGTGGATCGAGCCCTCGGGCACCTCGGCGCCGACGGTGTACGTCTCGGGCACGTAGAGGTCCTGGTACTCGGGCTCCCAGTCGAGGCCAGCGAGCTTGCGGGCCTGCTCCCAGTTCTCCGGGTGCTCTTGCAGCAGCGTCTCCTTGCCGTGCCATGACGGCTGGCGGACGCAGAAACCTGATTCGAAGTAGTCGGGCATGTTGGGGCTCTCCTTGGGCTGACGTGCGCTCCCCCGATGGGAGCAGCCCCAGTCTAACCCGGGTTAGGCTGCGCCGTCTACCCGGGCGAGCCTGCCCAGAGCCTGGAGGGCGGGGGAGGCGGCCCGGGCGTGCTCAGCCAGAACCTCGGGGCGCATGGTGCCGTCGAGGCGGACGTGGGGGAGAGCGGCGGCCAGGTTGTTGACCTTGGTGCGGCGCCCCTTCTGCCACCCCTCGTTCTGGGCGGTCCCCCGGGCGGCGGAGCGGGCCCGGGCCGTGTTCTCGGGAGTGTCGAGCCAGAGCAGCGTGAAGCCCCCATCGCACGCCTCGGCGAACGCCTCCAGGAACGGGCGGGTGGCGAGCCTGTCGCCCTCGCCGATGACCACGGGGGCGGGGGCCGCCTGCACCCAGGCGATGGCGTCGGGGCTGACAGCCATCGAGAGGCGGTCCGTGCCGGGGAACAGGGGGTGGGGCGCCCCGAGCTCTGCCGCCACGGTGCGGCCGTCGGCGTCCCGGTAGTGCTTGAAGGCGACCAGGCCGACCTTGCCCTCGATGAACGGCAGGCCCCGGGTCAGTTCGGTCATGAGGGTGGACTTGCCAGCCCCGGGGGAGCCGATCAGGTAGCAGCCGAGCATGCGGCCTCCAGAAGGTCACGGGTGGACGGGGCGCACAGCACGTCCGCCACGAGGTGGATGCGGTCGGTGGTGCCGCCCTGGGTGACGGCGTGGGGCTTGCGGGCGTCCAGGTACCACCACGTCCCGGCGGTCAGGTGCGTGTCCGAGCAGGTGCCGTCAAGCTCCCAGTTGTGCATGACGGCCTGGGGGTTGGTGACCAGGGGGAGGTGGAAGCGGGCGATCTGCCCGTCACGGAGGCCGCTGGCCTTGTCGGTGATGTCGGTGTGCCGGAGGAGCTTCCCGGGGGTCATGCGCATCAGGCGCACCCGTTCAAGCCCTCGGCACGGCAGCGCCTCGGCGAGCGCCCGCATGATGGGGCATCGGTCGGCGAGGTCGGTCCACACGCACGTGCGGGTCAGAGCTCCCGGGTGGGCGTCGTTCCACTTGCGGCCCATCTCGGCGGGCTTCACGCCCCAGGCCGGGTCGGGATCGAACCCACGCAGCGACAGGGCCGACCAGGAGCCGTCCCGGTTGTAGTACGGGTAGTCGTCGGCCCACCCCGAGACGTGGGCGAGCTCGGCGAGGGCGTCAGCGAAGATGCCCTCGGACACGTCGGCGAACGGCACCACCGTGGCGCCGTCGGGCCCGGGGGTCGGGCGGCCGGTGCCCTGCCACCCCCAGCACGTGATGATCTCGGAGGCGGCGCTGATCCTCGTGGCCATCCGCTCCCGGCCCCAGCGGAGCATCCCGGCGGTCAGCTCCGGGTCGTCGGCGTAGCCGAACACGGCGTGGTACTCGTCCAGGTCGGCGGGCACGGGGGCGCCGTCATCCCGGGCGAGGTGGGTGACGATGACAGCCCCACGAGGCAGCGTGTACGGCTCCCCGAGCCAGTCGGTCCGCACGCTGTCCCGGGTCAGGCGCTTCACCACGGCCACCGTGCGGCGCCCCTCGCTGTCCTCCCACAGGCGGACGTTGGCGCCCCCGAGCTCTGCGGCCGTCGGCGTGGCGAACGCCCCGGCGGCGTGACGGCGGGCGTAGGCGTTCATGAAGCGGGCGGCCTCCTCGGGGGTCATGCCGTCACCAGGAGCTTGCCGGAGTCCCGGTACACGGGCAGCTTGGCCTTGTCGATGCCCGGGGGAATGTCCTGCCACTCGGGGGGCACGACGAACCTCCACGCCCTCTCCAGCGGAGGGCGCAGGTCGCCCGTCACCCCGTCAATCTCCTCCCGGAGGGCGGCCAGGTGGCGGCCCGGGTAGTAGCGGCCATCCCTCATCACGTTGAAGTCGCAGATGATCGTCTCGAAGTCGAGCCAGGACAGGGGCACGCCCTCGGTCTCGAGGAACGCCTTGCACTCGATGGCGGCCTCGTCCAGCCAGGCTGAGGTCGGGCGGGGGTTGCCGTAGAGGCGCTGCAAGCTCCGGCGGGGGCCTTCGCTCTCCCACAGCTGGGCGTGGGGGGCGGCCAAAGGCCACGCCATCACCTTCGCCAGGAACTCGGCCCATTCGAAAGCCGACTGGCGGCCCACCCCCCAGACACGGCGGAGGTGGGCGGTCATCGGCTCCCACGCATCGGTCGGCGAGAGCTCCGGGCGGCGCCAGTCGCCCAGGCCCCGGGTCAGCCACCACGACTGTTGCCAGTCACCCCCGGCGATCAGCGCCCCGTAGGAGGCGTGCCGAGCGAGCACCTTGCCCCCCCTCAGGTTGCGGCGCTTCTGAGTGCACTCGTACTGGGCGGCCTCGGGGAAGTCGAGGGCGGTCAGGAGCAGATACGGGGTCGGCCATCGGGCGAACACGGCACAGGCCGAACCCAGGCTGTCGTACGTGTTGTAGAGGGTCAGCAGCCACAGGGCGGCCTCCTCGTCAAGCACCTTGTCGGCGTACAGGAAGCGCAGCACGTCGGCCCACGGCTCCACGTCTCGGCTCATCACCTCGACCCGGGCGAAGGCGGCGAGGTCGGCGAGGGCCGCCTGGTCGGGGGTCACTCGGTCCAACCGTCGCACTCGCAGTGGGGCGTGGCGCAGCGCTGGTCGGGGGTCTGGTGGAGCTCGGCCCGATGGCCGCAGGCGCACAGCAGCCACCCCGACTTGCGCTTGTCGTAGGCTTCGATGTAGTGGCCGAGGTTCGGGCGGTCCATCGCCCCCCGAGTGTCAGCCTCTCTGATGGTCCGACCCCGCTGAGCTCGGGCCATCTCCTCCTCGGGGGCAAGGCATTCTCGCATCAACGCCACGGCGTAGAACACGGCGGAGATGCGGTAGCCGTCGGGCTCGATCACCTTGACCGGGGTCACGCCATGCACGAAGCGCCAGCCCGGGAAGTACACCACGTCACCGTCCCGGCACTGGAACGAGGCGCCGAGCTCGGGCACGTGGAGGTAGCCGCCCCGGACGCCCCGGCGCACCACGATCATCGCCGACCAAATCGGCTTCAGGTTGTTGCGGTCGTAGTGGTACGGCAGGACGGACGTGCTGTTGGCGATGCCGGAGGTCCACTGGCTGCCGCCCAGGCGCCATTCGGGACGAACGATCTGAGCGGCCTCCTCGTCTCGGGCGGCGAGGTCCGGGGCGGCGGCGGCGAACATGGCCGACAGGACAGCGGCCTGGGCGACGATTCCATCGTGGGCATCAGGGGACTTATGCGAGCCCTGACAGGCCCGGCAGCCATCCCGCTGCAGCACCGTCCGCCGGGCGAGATACCCAAAGCTTCGGCTGTTTGATCTGATACCTGACGCCCGCATTGCCGAGGTGTCGAACGGCCAAGCCAACAAGGATCTGCGGGCGTAGGCGAGCTGGCCTGGCGGGAGCCGTAAGACCACGGCCACGGTCTCGTCACCGGCCTTCACGAGGCACGGGGCCTTGATGATCGCTCCGTCAGGCTCGGCTGGGGCGCCCTGGCGGACGAGCTTGTCGGCCCGCACTCGGGCGTCGGGGTCAAGCGGCGGCAGGACGACGGTGACGGCGGGGGCGGTGCCGAGGTCGGTCATGGGTGGGCCTCGACCCACTCGTGCAACATCTTCTGGAACAGTTCAGCGTTGGACTGCACGCCGAAGGCCGGGCGGGCCTTGGCCGCCATCTCGGCCACCAGGGCGTAATCGTCCAGGGGGTAGTCGAACACCATCGCCCGGACCTGCTTGTTGCGGTAGTTCTCGGTGCGCTCCCCGTAGGAGGGCTCCGGGTAGGAGTCACGGTTGGTCCCGAACGCCACGTCCAGGGGTGCGCTCTCGGACAGGCCAGCCAGGAGGTCATCGAGGTCGTCGGCGGTGTAGCCGGTGCCCTCCAGGGCGAGGTCGGTTGACGTTGAGAGCTCGTCCAGCATGGTCGCCAACAGGTCGATGGCGGCGACGGGCTGCTTGGGGAGGCGCATCATGGCGAGCAGCAGCGCCTCGGCCTCGGCGTCTGAGCGGCTGGCCCACCCCAGGACTGTCGGCGCCAGCCACTCGACCGGGGCGTCGTCGGGAACCCGGTCGGTCCGCTCCTGCTCCACGATGCCCTCCGGGGGATGCTCCCCGGCGTCTCGCATCTCGGCGAGCACGTCGAGGCGGCCGTGGCCACCGACCAGGAACCCGGTCCTCTCGTCCACCACGACTGGTTCCACGAAGCCGTGCCGGCGGATCGAGGCGGCGAGGGCGGGGAGGTCGTGGCCGTTGGGGTTGCGGGGCGCCTTCATGATCTGGCGGAGCGGCAGGTACTCCAGGCGGCGTTGCGTCGGGGCTGAGGTCATGGGGCCACGTTAGGCGGGCTGGTGGTCGGGGCAGCGGTCCCCGGTCTCGGGGCTGTAGGACCAGCCAGCGAAGTGGGCGGAGCTCTCCCGGGCCAGGTGCACCAGGTGGTCGTGGGGGGACTTGTTGCCGGGGGCGACGGTGAGGCCTCGCCACTGCTGACAGGCGGGGTCGCCATCGCACGAGAGGCGGACGCCCCGGTGGCCCTCGTAGTCCTGCACCGGATGGGCGCTCATCGCACCCCCGGAGGGAGGATCAGTTGGGCCCCGTGGACGTGGGGGGCCGTCAGGCCGTCAGCGATGGGGTGGCCGTAGGGGATGCCTCGGCAGCGGAGCACCAGGTAGAACATGACGGCGTGGGCTCGGTCGGCGTCGTCGGCGGCGTGCTCCAGGAGGTCGCTGATGCGGTCGGGGGTCACGTCGGGCGCCAGCAGGCCCTCCACGATGTCGGCGGCGTCGGTGAGGACCACGCCTGAGTACAGGCCTCCCACGTCGAGGCTCATTGGCTCACCTCTCCGTTGCGTAGCTGGGCGGCGGCGATCAGGTCGGAGAGCTCCCCGGCCGTCACGCCCTTGGGCACGTCCACCCCCAGGTGGCGGGCGTACATCTTCTGGCGGGTCGAGGCGGCCCGGGCTCGCCACGGGGCGTCGGCCACTGACAGTACGAGGGCCTTCCCTCCCCGCACGTAGTCCTCGGCCACGCCCTGACACTCGGCGAGCGGGCGGAGCGCCATCAGCGCCTCCTTGCGGCCGTCGGGCCAGAGCAGCCCGGCCGTCCACACGTCCCCCGGCTCTCGCTGCGCCAGGATGACGGTGGGCTCCCCGGGGCCCATCGGCCGGGCGTACCGGCGGAGCTCGGGGTCGGGGCTGTCCACACGGGCCCAGGCGATCTTGATGGCCGAGCTCGTCAGCTGGCGGAACAGGTCGGCCTCCTCGGCACGGAGGCGGCCGAGGCGCACCATCTCGTCGTCGTGGGCCTGCATCACCTGAGACAGGAGCCCCGTGCCGCCCTCCATGTGGAAGGCGAAGTCGGTCTCGCCGATGCCCATCAGTGACGGCACGGTGACGAGGCTGTGCATCCGGCTCGCTCCCACCACGTCGAGCACGAGGAGGTCGGCCTTGTCCGGGTGGAGGCGGGTGCCCCGGCCGATCATCTGGGCGTACAGGGCCCGGGACTTGGTCGGGCGGGCCACGATGATGCAGTCAGTGCGGGGCTCGTCGTACCCCTCCGTCAGCACAGCGCAGTTGGCCAGCACCTCCAGCTCACCCCGGGCGTAGGCGCCCAGAGCGGAGCGGCGCACGTCCAGCGGGGTAGAGGCGTCGATGGCGGCGGCGTGCACCCCCGACAGGTTGAACTCGTCGGCCACCTGGTGCGCCAAGGCGACGGTGGGCGTGAACACGAGGGTTCGCCTCCCGGGGGCGTGCTCGAGATATGCCCGAACGATGGCCTCGGGCGCTCCGGCGTCCTCCATCGCCTGACCGGCCTGGCCCTGGTCGTAGTCGCCCCGGCGGACCTTCACCCCGGACAGGTCGAGGTGCTCGACCACGACCCGGAGGCCTCGCACGTCGCACAGGTACCCGGCCCTGATCCCCCAGAGAATGTCGAAGGCGGCCACGATCTGGTCGAACAGGTCGTCAAGCCCCTTGCCGTCGCCCCGGTCCGGTGTGGCGGTCACCCCGAGCAGGAGGGGGCCGTCGGGCTCCCCGGCACGGACGGCGGCGAGGGCCGCTCCGTAACTGTCGGCGGCGGCGTGGTGGGCCTCGTCCACGACCACGAGGTCGAACGGGCGAGAGGCGGCGAGGCGGTCCCTCCTGCGGGCCCTCGCCAGTGTCTGGATCGAGGCGACCACCACTTGGGCGTCTACGTCATCGGCGTCGGCCTTGCAGATGCCGATGCCTCCCCGGCGGACGTCGGCGGCGGCGGCCATCAGGCGGACCTCGGGCTCCTTGGCGTCGGAGAGCAGTTGGGCGCAGGCGGGGGTGATGCCGAGCTCGGGCCACTGGGCGGCGAGCTTGGCGGCGGCCTGGCTGACTAGCTCGTCTCGGTGGGCGATGATCAGGGCCCGGCCCTGCCGCCCTTCGGCGAGGTGGGCGAAGATGACGGTCTTGCCGAGGCCGGTGGCGGCCACGAGCAACTGTCGGCGGCAGCCCTCGGCCTCTGCCTTGGCTACGGCGTCGAGGGCCTCCTGCTGGTAGGGGCGCAGCGCCAGGCGGGTCATGCCCGCTCCAGGAACAGGGGGCAGGCGCACATGGCGGCCGTGCACGAGGGGCCGTGCTCGTGGCGCTCGTGTCCGCAGTGGTCGCATCGGTCGGCGAGCCTGTCGGCGGCCGACCAGCCCTTGCGGCGGAGGGTGGACATCGGGACGGTGCCAACCTTCATGTGATCCCCAGTTCGTGGGCGACGAGGTAGGTGACGGCGGCCTTGCGGGTCGTGAAGCCCCCGAACAGGAAGCGGGCCCCGGCCTGTCGGGTCCGGGCGGCCTGCCCCGGGTCGTCAACCTCGTCGGGGCTGGCCCCGAGGTCGGCGAGCTCTCGCTCGTCGGCCAGGGCGTCCACGGGGTCATCGGGGTCGGGCCGGTACGACCAGCACGCCCACTCACGGGGCTTGTCGCCCACCTTGGGGGCGCTGACGCAGCCGATGGCGTCCCAGGGGAGGATGACCTCCCACGTCGAGTCGAGCGGGTCCTCACCCTCGGTCAGGCGGCGGAGGCGGGGCTTGTCGGTCATGGTCGCCCCCGCAGGCGGACGGCTCGGGCCATCAGCTTCCCGGCCGACTGTTCCAACTGGTCGGCCAACTCGGCCTTGGCGTCGGCGATGGTCTGAATGCGGACGCCCGGCTTGCTGGCGAGCCCAGCCCGGCGGAGCGCCAGCTTGACCTTCACCTTGTCGGGCCACCACGCCACCGACGAGTCGAGGCCACCCCAGGCGTTCCAGTAGCCCTGGTCGCCATACCACCACGAGACGGAGGTGTAGGGGGTGCCGTCCTTGCGGGTGCCGTGCGTCTCCCAGCGGACCACAAAGCCTGTCGTGCGCTGGTCGTCGTAGTGGTCGGGGCGGGGGTCGCCTGACTCCTTGGCGGCCATGCGGGCGATGCCGTCGTCCACGGCGCCCATGATCTGCTTGCCGAGGTCGCTCACAGGTAGGTCTCCAGGTCGGCGCCCAGGTCGTCCCGGATGCGGCGGTCCCCGAGCAGAGCCCGGAGAAGGGCGACGGCCTCGGGGCGGGTGAGCACCAGGCGGTCATCGTCACTGGTGAGCAGCCCGCAGGGGAAGTCGATGGCGGCCACCCGGCCGGACTCGCCCCACTGGATGGTCGGCGTGGTCTCGGGGGCCGGGCTCATGAGATGCGGTCCAGGGTCTCGTAGACCTGATCGAGCGTGGTCCACGTGGCGCCGAACGAGCGGCGGGCGTACAGGCTGTAGGTGCCGTCCGGGCTGTCTTGGATGGCGAGGGTCGGAAGGTTCACGGCGAGCAACATGCGCTGGCCGAGCTTTGCGTCGGTGCGGGTCATGACTGGGTGCCTCCTCGGGCGTAGTGCTGTTGGGTGACCCCAGCCTAACACGGGTTAGCCCGTGCGGTCTACCTTGTCACGAGGCCTTGGCCTTGGTGGCCTTCGCCTTGGCGGTCTTGGGGCGCAGCGACTGGTGCACCATGCTGTCCGCCACGCCAGACGCCCGGGAGAGAGTCGTCGGGCCGATACCCAGGCGGATGCCCTCAGCCCACAGGGCCCGGCGGCGGTCGTACAGGTTCTGCAGGACGGCGTTCGCATCGTTGATCGGCCCGGCGAGGCTTGCCAGGGCGATCAGGATGCCGTCGGGGCCTTGGGTGGCGGCGATGGCCTCGGCCAGGTTGACGGTCTGCACGGCGGGCGCCCGGCGGGGCTTGGGCTCACGCTTCACTGCACGACCTCCATCTGGCTGGCCTCCATCCGTTCGGCGAGGGTGCCCTGCCCGGCCTCGGCGTCCCGGAGCTCTCGGAGGCGGGTCTGCATCTCGGCGATGACCGGGCCCACCAGGTCCTCGTCGGCGAGGGCGGCGGCCTGAGCGGACAGGGTGACGATGCGCTCCAGCCCGGTCGCCCCGGCCTTCCCGACCCACGGCTTCCCGGTGATCGAGGCGACGTGGAACTTGATGATGCAGTAGCCCTCGTCACCGTTGCGGAGCCAGACGGGCTCCACCCGGAGGGCGTCGGACAGGCCGTCGCCTGCGTT